TTGTCCTTGATAACGATAAACGTCTGCATCTCTTTCTAAGAAACCAAACTCTATCTTTGCACCACTTGGAAAGTTCCAAAGCTTTTCTACTTCTCTAAACTTAGCTCCGGGAAATGCTTGAGGGTATAGCTCACGAGACTTATCAATCATCTCTCGTAGTTCTGGCATAGACCTACGTAGTATTAAAGCACGATGAGCTTTACGATGAGCATAACGTAGTGGGTCAACAATCATTGCATACGATTTACCGCCACCTGCAGCACCACCATACAATACATCTTTTTCGTCTGCAGCTAAGAAATCTGTTTGTGGTCCTTCGTTAGCATGAAATAGAACATTAGCATCTTCTAAATCTTTTTTAACTGTTTCAGGTAATTTATCTAGCTCATCAGTAGTAGCAACATTTTTTTCATCACCACTTAAATCTTGTAAAGTATCTTTTTGTTTTTTTAAAGACTTACGAGCATTGTTAAGTTTCTGCTCAATCTTTTTAATATTCTTTTGTTTTCGAGAGATTGCTCGATGAGCTGCAAACTTTGCTTCATCTTTTAAAGCTGGTCTACCACTTTTTTTTCTAGGTGTACCGTCTTTTTTTAAAACAAAGTTGCCTTCATCATCTTGCAAGTAAAGATGAGGATTCTCTTCCCAGTCTTTCAGTTCGTGTGCCATACTTTTTATCTATGTGTTTTTTTAATCCGGGAGTTGAAATCTTACGCCCTGTTTCGTATTCTAACCAATCTACTGCAGTTTGTAAAGATACTTCTTCATTGACAATCATATTCTCTACAGTTAGTAAAGCTTCTAGTTCAGTGTCAATAGGTTTTAAATGACCAGTAACTTCATCATACTTATAACCAAAAGGTATAGTAGATGTAGTTCTTTTTATATAACCATCTGGTAACATGTTCATACTATTATACTAATTTATTTTAAATAAGTTGAGCAGTTTTATTTCTTACTCAGGAAGTTAGCTTAGTCAGTCCATTTCACACCACGGTAAATACCGTTAGTAGCTTTTTTAGACTTACTAGTTTCTGCATCATGCTTGATACCTCTGTAGATACCCGGTTGAGCTTTTACTTTTTCAACGTGAGTATTTTCAGGAGTTACCTTGATACCTCTGTAAGTAGCCATATCATGCCTCCAGTTTTCATAGGTTAATATTAAGTCATATTTAAATGACAGCCTATGCGTTCCTTCGGTAGATGTCGGTCTCTGTTCCCATTACTGGTACTTAGCTTACCCCTATGATAGGGAGGTTTTCCTTTCTAGCCTACTTCCGTCTCTTGCGAGATGAACGAATTATTGATTATGACAAACTAATAATTGTTGTCTAATCAATTCTTTTAGCTCCTCTTTAGAAAGAACATTTGCTTGTTCTTGTGGAGAAAGCTTCATTTGAATCCTAGTTTGTATTTATATTCAAATTTTATAATATCTTTATCTGATAAATAATTATCTTGATAAGCAGATTTTGATAAACTAAATTTATGTTTTTTAGTATCTAAATTAAGGCTTGTTTTATTTGGGGATGTTTCTATTGAAATATTTTTACCACCAGTATTTATACCTCCTTTAAGTTGATAATTATGTAAGCCTTCATTATTAGCAACTAAATTATTAAGTGAGCCATAAGTAGTAACTTTACCACCATTACTATATTTTTGTCTTTTCATTTTACTTCCTTTTTGATTTATTAAAAATTTTATCCCAGTTATCAGCAATTTGTTCATCACTAACAACTTGACCTCGTGCTTTATTACGAGCCATACGATTACGTTTAACTGCTGATTTAACTTTAAAATGTCCTGCGTGTGGCATATTACTTTTGATTATGTGTTCTATGTTCTAGTTTAGTTTCCCAGTTTTCTATAGCTTTACGAATACTTTCTTCAGCTAAAACACTGCAATGTAGTTTGATTGGTGGTAAATCTAAAGCTGCAGCAATATCTTTATCTTTGATAGCTTTAGCTTCAGCTATGGTTTTACCTTTTAACATATCAACAAACATTGTGCTGGAAGCAATCGCAGAGCCACAACCATAAGTTTTAAACTTAATATCTGCTATTATATCATTGTCAAGTTTTAATTGCAACTTCATTACATCTCCACAAGCCGGAGCACCAGTCATACCAGTAGCAACATTAGGGTCATTAGGGTCAAACCGACCAACAGCATGTTTCTGTGGATTATTCAACACGCTTTCAAATCTATCAACTACTTCTTGTGAGTATGCCATTTAATCTTCAGATAGTATGTTATTTATAAGTTGTATTTCTTTTTCTGTTAATTTTACCATTTTACTCTATTAGCCCAATAAGCTGCTGACATTTTTCCTTTGTTAATATTTTTACGATGTCTAGCTTTAAAGGACTTACGTTTAGCTTTCATTTTAGCAGACTCACCAGCTTTAGGTTTACCTGCTGTTTTTGCACCTTGTTGACCAAAACGGATAGTTTTAATTTTATCTCCATCTTTAGCAACTACTATATGAGACTTAGTAGGATGTTTAGGAGTTTTTTTAGGTTTATTATAACCGGATACTCCAGCTTTTTCAAGTCTCGAATCTTTTTTACTCATTTTACTTTCCTGTACTTTCGTACTTTCTTAGCAACCTTCTTAGGTTGTTTAGAATGCTGTTTACCTTTTTTAGTATCTTCTCTTTTCTTTTTAGAAGTTGCAGCATATTCTGCAGCACTAAGACTTTTAATAGCTTTCTCTGGTAGATAGCGTTCGCCAGTCTCTGAAGACTTTTTACCAGACTTAGTTCGCCATTTCTGTTTAGTCCAACTTCTAAGACTTCTTTGACTTTTTTTTAGTGCCATGTGCTTTCCTGATTGCTTCTTTGCCTTGTTTGGCTATTCTAGCTTGTTCTTTTTTACCAGATACTTTAGCTCGTTGTTCTAGTACAGTTAATATTTGTATCTTACGAGCAAAAGGTTTTCTAATTCTTTTTACTTTACTAACAGTTTTACGAGCATCCTCTGGAGTAGCAAACTTAATACTAACGGTATCTTTAGGATTCTCGTCAGTATACAAACGTCTACCAGAACCTTTTGGCTTTTTACCTGTACCTACTCTAGGGTCTCGTTTTTTACGTGGCATTATTTATAACCACCACCTTTAGCTTTGTATTGTTTAGCTAACATCTGAGCTTTACGAGCACTCCACTGTCCGGGTTTACCGCCTTTACTACCAGCTTTAATTCTATTAAATAAATTCTTACGCATAGTAGGCTTAGTATAATTACCAGCTTTATTTACTGTGCTTTTCTTTTTCGTTGTGGTTTTCTTCTTTGGCATAATCAACCTTAAATATTAAATTGTTAACAATGTAGTAACTAATACAAAACGAAGTAACAAAGGCAACAAAAAATTCAATCAATGTAACACCTTTTCTTCGTTATAACCTTCAGGCTCTAAGTAGTGCATTAAACCGTCTTCAGTTACGATTTCAACAAACTCGCCTAACAACGTTAGACCATTTGCTTCGGCAGCTTCTTCAGCCTCTTGTAAAGTTTCTGCAACTATATTAGGTCCAGCAAACTTTTTACCATGCTGTTCCATCTCAGTCAGATATATCTTCATACTCGTCACTTTCGATTATTACGTTTTCTTTTTGAGGTAATATAAAGATACCACCTTGTACATTGTGGTCAACCTGCACCCTATCGGTCTTACTTACACCCACTCTATCAAGGATAGTTTGAGCTGCTGCAAGTTTTTGACTAGCTTGAGGTACAGGTCTATCAGAATCAATCATTTCGATTAACTTAAAAGCAGCCTTCGGTGCAGACTTGGCAAGTACATCCGAGGCTAAATCAACTACTTCATTTTTAAGTGATTTGATAACTTGATAGTGATTGCCTGAGTATCCTGCTAGTTCTGCAGCCTTTTTAAAGTCTCCTTTAGTTTCGACTAGATTGTCTAAAAAACTTTGTTGTTTCTCAGTTAAATTCTTCTTACGAGTTTCTGATAAGTATGTCATACTATAATATTATAGAGACACTTTGCAACTTTGTCAAGTTATTTTAAAAGAAACACGAAAGGTCTTGACAAACGTTGAAAAAAAGTGTACAATATACTTGTATGCCACCCCGGTGCATACCTATAGAATAACATATCTCTATAGAGCTTTTAAAACCTTGTACAACGTACAGGGTTTTTTATTATATAACCAGTGTGAGTTTTATTATAAAACTTTATAAAGTTTAGGGCAACTGGTTAATACCTAAACTAGGTTGAAATGTATGAGTTTTATATATATATACCCCCTCCCCCCATGTGCATCCTGCCCACCCCTATATAACCAAAAGTTATAAACTTTACAAGCTTGATAACCTTTAGGAATAAGGATTTCCCTATCACACTTTACAAAGTTTTGCAAGTGAGTTATGTGAAATCTTTGTGAACTTTATAAAACCTTTGAAAAGTACTTGACAAACTTTGAAAGTT